TTAGATTACCCGACCTTTTTCAACTCTGACGGTGGTATTTCCGGAATAGTTGAAATCTACCTTTCCATTGCGGACAAACCACACACCCTGATCATTTTTTGCCAGTCCGGTATAATTGAAGTCTACTGCGCCTTCCTGCAGGTAGAACCATCCATTTTCATTTTGTGCCAAACCGGTATAATCAAAGTTTACTTTTCCGTTTTCGATTCTCCACCAGCCGTTTTCATTCTGGGCGATTCCGGTATAGTTAAAATCAACAGCTCCATTGGTTATCTTCCACCAGCCATACTCATTCTGGGCTACGGTATTTGCCCCGAAATCAACCACACCGTTCCGGACATACCACCAACCGTTCACGTTTTGTGCAAGCCCTGTGTAGTCTGCCGCTACCTGGTTGTCTTTGTAATAGTACCAGTTTCCGTCAGCTGATGGCTGATTAGCAAGACCGTCTGGAATACTTGGCTGCGTTAGTCTACCGTGAAACTCCTGCTCCCAGAGTGCATCATCCACCCAGTAGGACGGGCATGGCTTTCCGTTGACGTCGTAGTGTCGGATTACATGGTCAACCGGAATGTTGTATTTGCTCATCAGACCTTTTACAAGATTCAGAGCGTTATTGATCGTCGCTTCTGTTGCTTTTACGGTTCCATTTTTTATCGTGTCGCATAGCTCCACGTTCAGTGTGTTTGCATTTTTCGCAATTCCGTATAGCCGGCCACCACCGTTGTTATATTTACGTCCACCAACAGACCAAGCAATACGATCATCGGGGACCGAATGCACTACGGTCGTGTCGTCCACGAAATAGTGTGCCGATGCCTTTCTATTAGCTACCTGAAAATATTTGCCGTTATTTTCTGCTGTGTCTCCATCATTACTGGTAAAATGCACTGCGATATATCCGATACTGTGCAATGCTCTATGCGCTCCATAGTTGGTTTCTGAAGCCCATATTTCCTTCATGGTGTATGCCATTACTCATTACCTTCTTTCTTTTCGATATACTGTTTGAACAGCTGATGCAGTCCTGTGGATGCCAGACCGCTGAATAATCCGCTCAAGATCACAGCAGGGGAAACATTCCATCCGCTGATCCAGATAGAAAGGATCACTCCCAGCAGTGCACAGACTGTCGGAATGTATTTATTATCAACGTCCTTCACCCATTTTTTGATCACATAACCTACGCACAGGCAGATCCCTACGATTACCGGAATCATAAAATCCGCTAAAAATCCTAAATCTGTCATTTTACTGTCCTTTCTTTTTAAAATGCAATTCTTCAATTTCCTGTTTCATTTTTGTCACCATTCCATTTCCACCTAATTTATGATATGCATCATACATCTCATTGAAATTCTCGTAAGCATAAGATGGGATTTCTCCAAGCCTCATATATTTATCATGATATTCAATCAGCTGTACACGCAGAAGCAGCATGGTTCCCTTGCTGTTTGCATCCCTGTCCCTTTTCTGCTTTTTCAGCAACCATACTATGTAACCCATCAATGCCGTTAGTATGATTGGGAGGGCTACATAGTATGATTGCAGTAGTAAATCATTCACTTTTTTTCATCACTCCCCTCTGCCTACGCTATCGGCTCATCAATCGCAATCATCGGATCAGCGCCTTTATTCTCATGCTACCACACTTCCCATTGCGACATACGTCATGTTGATCACCAGCATGGTTGCTGCTGAATTCTGTCCATACAAATACAGCAGTCCATTAGAAATCATGAAAGCTGTAGGTACCGCATTCAGCCAACCATCTCCGCATACCATGCCTGTCCCATATACAATGCTGTTCGGCCTGTACCCTTCCGGAATCGTGCCGGCAGTCCACCACGTTCCTGCATTGCCTCCGATAGCACCCGTGTGCATATACACAGACAGCGAAACCATCCCATCCGCCGTTTTAGTGATCATGTTGGTTTCACATTGAAATTCTGTTAATAACTTTGCCGTACTGACCTTTCCGATATCATCCATCCGTTTCGACAACATCTCGATTGTCGGCGACACAGAAAACAGCTTCGTCACGCTTGTAATCGTCAGACCGCTCAGTGATACCCGGTACAACGGGAAATCATCCTGCGTTGCTCCGGACAGAATGTTTCCATTGACATAACTCGGAACACTCGTCTGAATGGATGAACTGGCTTTCCCTTTGATCACCACAAGTTCCGCTGATTCCACCTGTGCACTGGTATCTTTTTTATAACGCATCACGATCAAATCGCTCCGGTGCATTCCCTGTGCCCCATTCTGAATTGTCACTTCCTCATAACTGTTCACCGGGATACGCATGTGCCGTCCCTGGTTGATCAGCTCACCGGATTTAAT